GCTAAAACTGAAACAAATGATGCTATCGTGCATCAGGCGTTTTGGTTGTTGCTTTGTTCTGTCCTTAATTCGCTGATCCCAAGTTGGTGCTTAGTGCACCAAGATCTTCGTCTACGTCAGTTAATACGCAGACGTCCAGCGGGTCTTTATGTAAGCGGACCCGCGACGCGTCGATTTCTCTAGTTCAACAGTAGGCTGCTCGCACAAGGGATCTGAAAACCCCTTGATCTGCTCAGCCTTCCGTTTTCTTGGGGGTACCCGACCATCTTGCGATGATTGGGCCTTTCCCAGGAAGAATTTGAGAAGCCTGTCGTAGTCGTCCAGTGGGTCTTTTTGCGTCCTTGTTTGCACGGTTTTGCCGCGCACTTCAAAACGCTGAAGGGTCCCATTCCATCTCTCGATGGAATATTTATTCTGGACGGATCTCCAACCTAGCGCAGACGACGTATCCTTCACATGAGGAAGAGGACCAAGGAGGGCCTCTAAAGATTCTCTCATGAACGCAGCCGTTTTCCAATAACCTTTTAAGTAAAAGAGGTTACAGGTTGCGATTGCCGAAAGTACTTCATCTACATCGTGCCTTGTCTTCGGCATGCTCTTACGGACGTACACGGGGGTCACATTGTGACCTTTGTACGCGTCCACACCGCAGGACTCACGGAAATATCCAGACGAGAAAGATTTCGCCTGGTTCACTTTGAGCCCCACGGATTCGAGCAGACCTTGACACGCATACCTCCAGGAAACGGGGACAATCAAGTCATCCCCGAAGACGGTTATCTTGGAGCAGAGCCCCTCGATGTGCCGCTTAGTGACTGGGCAACCGGTCGTTAACACCCCTGCCATGAGACAAATGGTAAAGAAAACCATCGACTCTACAGGGAAGCACAACGCGGATCCCATACTCGAGAACTTCTTCAGGGAAATTACTTCCCCTGTTGGTAGCTTCGCCTTCTGACTGCGACAAGCAAATATAGCTTGCCTAAGGATCGGTGATGAACCGAACAAATCAGAGACGAGAGCAGCATGCACTCGGTCGGAAGCTTCGCTTAAGTCAAGCGTCGCCAACTCCCTTGTTATGCTACTTTCTCGAGCTAGACTGCCATTGACAGAGCTATCCGTAAAATGGATAGATCCCCCAAGAAGGGGGTCCGCTTCTATGACGTAAACCAACGCGCGCATCAGCGCTTGCTGGCTATATTGCATATGGGCAGGCTCAATAGCTATGACT